GTGCAATTACACGTTTTAATAACGCTTTTAACCACTTTAACAATTCCAGTTGCTTCGAGGATATTCTCTACTGTGTCTCCTAGTCCCTTAGGTTTTTCCTTTAGTCCCATTATACGTGTTTTTGCAGAATGTTTCAAATCTGTTATTACAAAAGTGATTCCTCATTTTAGGTTCCATAAGTCTAAATACTCCCCAGCTTAGTTTGCGTTGCCATTGTGTTAATTGCTTACTGTATTTCATTTCTTCGTGTTTTAATCGTCCAAATCCATGCAGTAAATCGGCTCATTTGCTCCTAAATTTCCACATCCGTATGTTTGATTGAATAAATCTATTGCCTCAAAGTAATCTATTCCCTCTCTCTGGATCAACTTAACAATCTTTTTTACTGAATATATCGGTAAATCAGTTGAAAGGTCATATCCTAAAATACAATTGTCGTATTCCTCAGGCATTTTTCGTTCTGCGCTTCCGCTGATTTCGTAGTAATCTCTCAAAATAATAGTCTAAATAGTGAGTAAATGCCGTAAATCAGTCCAAATGATATAACGCGCACAAATGAAGATGTCATTTCCTTTTGTCCTGTAAACCATGCTTTTATTTTTGGTTGTTCTAACCATATCAAAAAGACTAATAGGAATCTGTCAAATACAAATATTGCTGTAAAGAAAGGAATCAAAATAAGTCCTAAAATTTTGCGCATTTTCTGTTTATTCGTGTTTTTCATAGTTTTAATTATTAAAATACCACTCATCCGCCATAAAGACCTGATTTGTTCCATCTTCTAAAACGTTTATAAATACGTCTCCTATATTCTCGTCATCTGTGAACGTTGCAAGTCCAATAAATTGACCGTCTCGATATAATTTATATTCGACTCCGTATATTAATAAATCGTTTTCCGTGTTTTTCATATTACAAATGTATTAATTTTCTGTTGAATTTCGTAAAAAATAGATATAGTGAAGGTGTCCGATTGTCAAGGTCTTGAGTATTCCTATTCCGTTTCGCCTGAATGCTATAATTAACCTATGCAAATCAATATCCGTATAAACGCATACAGCTGGGAGCAAATCGTAACTAAACTCAATCGAATAGCCAATTACTGTTTCGTCTTTTTGAGTCTGTATTACAATTGTTGCAATCCATTCCTCTGTTGGGATTCCATTTCGATATTTAGCGCATTGATTCACTCGTGTTTTTTGCGAAAGATAGTAAATAAATTGATAACAAAGCATAAGCGCCATTAAAACGTGCGCCTATGCGATAGTTATGTGCAATAATTTTTTTAAACTTTTTTTCCTCCGCTTCAAAACAATACCGTTTGTGCTTGTTCATTTTGCAATCTTTTAAGTCCTTTCTCATAATATTCAGTTACTAATTCACACCCAACAAGGCTAAATTTTTCTCTATAGCAAGCAATCGCAATCGAAGCACTTCCTAAATGAGTATCTAAAATCAAATCCCCTTCCTTTGCATATTTCTTTAAAAGCCATTGATAAAGCTGTATTGGCTTTTCAGTCGGGTGTATTCGTTGCTGTTTGTTGCTCATATTTTGCTGTAACATTCCTGCCCATTTCCATTTGAATTTTCTAACTGCAGTCTTAAAACTTGTCCAAGCCAATTCGCAATCAGCAAAATCCGTTTCCCCATTTTCCTTATCCCAAACAATCCAGCAACTTGAATTTATCGGTATCTTTTCAATGAAATGATTTGCTCCCCAAATGATTTGATTTTTAGATACTCTCATAAGTTCATCAAAGTAAGCCTTGTCAGGTGCTTGCTTGTCCCAATCGTATTTGGTATAATTAATCTTTTTAGCAACTCCGCCTCCTTTACCTTGCGATTGATTGTTTATATCAATTCCATAAGGTGGGTCAACGATTGCAATGTCAAAATACTTGTCAGGGTATCTTGCCATCAATTTCATATTATCTTCATTATATAGTTCTATTGCCATCACACAAAAAGTTTAAAAAAATTACATACACATAACATGGGTTTTGCGCCATTAAAACGAGCGCAAAGCCCAATTCCGTTAGTGGCAATCCTAAAACTCGTTAGGAAGTTTATCTCGCCATCCAATTATCTCATTACATTTCCCTGTGCAAAAACATTGATTATTAGGGCAACCACGTTTAATTGGCACTTTAGTATTCGTTATTACATCCTTTTCAGAATAATTGTAAGGACTGCCACTAACAGCACCTATACCCAATTGGGCAACTTCTTGGTTATTCAAATTTTCGTGTTCCATATTTACTTTATTTTAAGTTGATAATTTTGTGTTTCAAATTGCCCAACTGGGCATAGCTGCAAAACGTTATTAATCATTTTGATTTCGAATTCAAATATTTACCTATTTTCTCCAATGTCGTTGTATGAATTCCTTTTTTCTCATTTCCTGAATGTAAATAGATCCAGAGCTGGTTTTGGCTTATTTCAGCTTCTTTTGCAAATTTATTCTCTGAGATGTTATTTTTAGTAATATAATCAATAATTAACTTGCGCGTTATTTGATTGATATTAGATAGTTCTTTTAATGTCATTCTTTCGTGTTTTTAAAGGTTTCGTTTTTAACATAGCCATCTTTCCACCCGCGCATATATTCAGCGTGTTTTTCGTTCTTCTCCATTTCTTTGGCTTCATTCATTATAGAATCAATCCATTGATAATTACGCGTATAAAAAACTTCATAATTTGGTATTGTTTGAAGCTCTTTTCTTAACCATTCTACTGCTGTCATTTGTTCGTGTTTTTAAAGGGAGCTTTTACACTCCCATTGTTATTAAAATGGTAAATCATCATCGTCCTCAGCCATCATTCGAATTGCTTCCTCCTGAAATGATGACTCAATATTTCCCATTGGTTTTTGTTTCTGAATCGGAATATTTGTTGCTGTACTTCCTAAACTATCAGCTTCAATCTGCCATCCTTCAATCGTGTTAAAGCATTTCTCAATACCATCTGCTCCCGTCCATAAACGACCTCTTAAATTGATTGAAACGCTTATCATATCGCCTTGCCTAACATTGTTCAATAAATCGCATTTAGCGTTTGTAAATTGAACTGTTAAATGTTGCTTATAATCTCCATCTATTATCTCCAGGACCAAATCACGCTTTTTGAATTTTTCGCTTTTTACTTCCTCTTGGCATACCTTGTAAACTGTTCCTTTGATTTTTAAAACTTCACTCATTTTACTTTATTTTAATTAAACATTAATAATTGTGCATTTATTTTTATGCGTGTTTTCCATTGATCCGATTCCTTGCGATACTCTTCACATAAAACTCTAAATTTCCCCCATTTGGAGCGATTTAATAGCAACTTATTTGCTTTAACCTTACCTATTCCGTAAATTCCTTTTATATTGTCGCTAACGTCTCCTGTTAACATCATTTCAAAGACTAGATTTTCGGCTTGTTCTTTTGATATTTGGATAAATCCTTTACGCTTTTTTACTTCTTTTCCGAATTCATCAAGGATATATTCCCCGTTTTCATCTTTCAGCTTCATTTGGTAGTAATCAAAATGTAAACCCTCAATTTGCTTTAAGTCCTTGTCAATTGAACAAATGATATAATCGTCAACCTCGTATAATTGAGAATTATAATAAATCAAATCGTCCGCCTCAAATTCATTACTTGCAAATGAATTAGGCAAATAGTCAATCAAATACTTTCTAAGCTGTGAAACCCATTTATTGCGCTTTCTATTGGCTTTGTAATTAGGCTCAATTTCTTTGCGGAAATTCTTTTTACAATCAGTAAAAAAATATTTTGTTTCACTTATCTGAATTGTTTCTTCAATCTCATTATGAATGTCAAAATACATCTTTTCAAACCTATCGTAACCCCTTTGTAATATTTCCAGTTCAATTGCATATTTACTTTCGCCTTTTTGTAGTAACGCTCGAATTTCTCCAAACGTTACTACTTTATAAATTGCCTGATAAATTAAACTATCTGCGTCAAATAAAATTACTTTACTCATAACTAATATATTTTTTAACTTCTTGCCAATAATTGTATTCTGAAAACATAGGGCTAACTATTACATTTAATATCTCATCAACTGCTATCAATGCACATTGTTTAGCTATTTCTTTTGCAACACTAGGTGTATTAATTTTAACACTTGCTAATTGCCAAGAATACATTTTATCTACTAATTCTTTTGCTTTCTCTTTTGGCGTCATAACAATTGCAATGCTGCCTTTTGAAGGTCGGTTAACTCAAACTTAAATAAATCCTCTTTTTTCGCTTTTCCATCCTGAATAGCAATTAAAGCATTTTCAAATCTAGGAATAGTAATAGTCGGTTTTTGTGTTGAAACCGTTTTTGTAACTTCGTTTCCGTCATCATCAACAGCTTGTAAACTCAAAAGTGACTGTAAACTTGCTCTTCTAAAATAAGTTATTCCAGCAATTTGTTTCTGTGGATCAGTTATAATTGGTAAAATTAACTCACTTGTAACCATGTCCCCGTTTTCAATATCAATTATCTGTGTGCAAACCTTGCCGTCTAAGATTGGTTGTAACAGCAACAAACTGTATTTTAATAGGATTGGTTCGGTTGCTTCTAAAATAGCGTTTAAATCAGCGTATTTTGATTTAAAGAATGGATTGTTACTTCCTTTAGTAACTTTTCCGATTTCCTGTTTTGCTAAATGTAGCTTGAAATAAATTCCATTTGGTTTTGGTAAATCAATTAAATTGTCTACTTCTTTAACTGCATTTTGCTTTGAGATTTCTAAGTAATCTTCAAAACTTAATTTTTCTTCTGTACTCATTTGACTTGTTTTAGTTTTGTTGAACAAATATAAACTTTATTTTAATATAAGATACTATTTTAATTTATTTTTATATAAAATAATTATTTCTTTTAGCTCATCCCTTGTGAATTTCCTTGTTTTATAGGCTTCTTCACGCAAAATAGTGAATTCATCTGGACCAATTAATTTTTCTAAATTGATTCCGTATTCAATTAAATTTCCACTCAAATAAGTATTACACGCCTCACATTGTAAATGTACATTAAGCTCATTAAAACGAACATTCCAATGATTATTCGCGTTAAAATAGTGTCCAGCGTTTTCTTTTTTGCAAGGTTTTTTGCATGAAATACAATTTTTGCCCTGATCCCGCTTTCGAATGTAAGCATTAAACACTTGCTGGGCTATCTTCAAATAGTCCTGTACCGTCAACATTTCTTTTTTCAGCTTAGATTTTCTTTCGCTCCATTCCTTTGACTCGGTTTTTTTCTTTTGTTCCACTTTCTGCATTGCCTCAATAAATTTGCAATCGTGTTTCCAACAATATTTTTCGAAAGTTGAAAATCTTGGCTCAAATGGATCTTTGCATTCCTTACATTTCTTCATAGTTCGTCAAATATTGAAGTTTGGTTTACATTCTGTTTGTGTATTATTCCCATTGCAGTATCTAGGATTGTTTTTCCTGCTTCATAGTCTACCAGGTTACGAGCCATCTTATCAACTCTTTGTGTTCCTTTGTATTTTGTAAAATCGTAATCGTGAAACTTACTTAATTCTGAAACTTTTGAGTTAATAAAATTACTTGCTTTTCTTTCGTTTAAATTATTAGGTAAAATAAAATTAGTCCAATATAAATGACGACCTCTTTGTTGTGCTTCAATCAATGGTGTGTAATATGGAATTACATTTTCAATACAATATTTTCCTTTAAAAAAATGTTGTAATAAAATGATTTCCTGGTAAAGCATCATATTAGGATAAGTTGCTTTTGACTTTCTTTCACCTTCACCTGTATTTGTTTTACGCATTTTTGAGTGACTTGGGCAAGGTGGACTGCTCCAAATGAAATCAAACTCTTTGTAATGGTCAAGTAAATATTGATGTGCATCTGCAACTATTACTATATCATTTGGGAATCGTTCTTGGTATAATCTCGCAGCTTCTGAATCAAGTTCAACTGCTGTAATTTCGTGTTCTTCTCCCCACTTGTATCTATTACCTCCAAGACAAGCGTATAAGTTTAGTATTTTCATATTCCATTCATTAAATTAACGTTTTTTTCTTTTAACTTTTCAATCTCAAATCTTAACTCCATATTTTCACGATGATAATTATTGTTCATTTTCTGCATTAATTCGAACTGTTGATGTACAAATTTGAACGTAAAATAACTTTCACTCATTTGTCGTATGTGTTTTTCAAGTCCCTGAACGTAATTTGATTCAGGTTTTTTTGTGCGTATTTCTGCTAGTGTAACTTTCATTGATTCAATATTAGCTAAAATACTGCCTTGTGCGTTTATTATTTGTAAATAATCCATGTTTTTATAGTTTTAAAATGGTAAATTTTCTCTGTGTTCATTCATTGATTCGCTAAAACTTTTTAATTCAATCGTCTTTTTTTGGTTATGTTCCTTGCGATTTGCGTAAACTTCGCCCCCTAAATAATCTTTAACGTAATACTGATATTTTTCAATGTTCAAAAACATTTTGTACACTCCATTTTTACTAACTCCCTTTGGTTTTGATTTGGCTATCCTTACATGAAGCTCATTTTCTGAGTAATATCCGCTTTCATTCTCTGCAATTCCAGCTGGTGGCCTCCAAAGAGTAATCATTAATAAACCTTTTCTAAACCAAACCTGACCTCCAGCCAAGTCACGCGCGCTTGGTGCTGGATAATATGTTATTCCGTCTTTTGTTATAGGTTGCTGATCTCTAACGTGAGTAATAATACAATTGTGCCTGTTCTTTTTTCGCGCATTTTTTCGCGCATAACCTAAAATTCTGCTCAAATATTTATCCTCACGTCCCAAATCATTCGGCTCAAATTGTTCTGTAAGTTCATTCCAAGGATCAATTGTCGTTGTGTGAATCGTTATATTACAATCCTTTTCAATATTATCAACAATCTCATAAAATTTTGTTACAGTTAAATCCTCATCTACTGGATCAATCACAATAAAATGTTCGTTTATGAAATATTCAGCTTTTGCGCGTTCGCTTTCTGTCATTGAATTTTCGCCATTTACATATTTTTTACCTATGTATTTATGACAAAGCTCAGAAAAAATGTCTTTACAGTCTCCAGTTTCAGGCGAATAAACAACATGATTCCAACCATGCAAACAACTTAAATTGATTAATATCTCAAACCAAAATTCAGTTTTCCCACTTGCTGGTGCTGCTCCAATAAAAGTTGTACATTTCAGTTTTACAGTTAAAGGTAATTGCTCCCAGCTCCAACCTATATTCAAACCCCTCTCAACTCCATGTTGTCGGAAATGGTCCAATTCTCCCTTAATATTTTCTAGTCTTTTATACATCAATCAAATATTATTGGGTGAAATGCGTAAACAATCTTGTCTTGTTTGGTAACGTTTGAATATTTATCTAATGTTTCGGCTCTGCTGAAAAATTCGGGGGTGCAATATTGATAATTTTTTTCTCTATGGTAATCGTTGGCTTTACAGTTGTTTATTGCATCCGTTATTTGATCCTTTGAATAACCCTCTTTAATTCGTGCATTATAACTGTTTTTAACTTTTTTATTTATTACTTGAAAGCTCCTACCAAACGTTAAATTTATAAAACTGACTAATTTTTCAAAATCAATTAATTCGAATGCATCGACTTTAGTCGGTGAAATAGTCTGTTCATTTGTTTCTTTGTTCTTTTGTTTAGTTATGGTGTCAGGTGATTCGTCAGGTGCTTTGGTACTTGCTTCGTCAAGTGCTTTGTTACTTGCTTTGTCATTTTTTGATAGGGCAATCACTTTGCTTTTATGTTGATTTTTGCTTTCAGTAACCAATTTTATAAAGCCGAAATCAATTAAATCTTGTAACGTTTTTTTATACGTGTTATAAGATCCAATTCCTAATGCTTCCATTGTTACAGATGTTGGTAAACCAAATTCGTGTTTTTGTCCCAATCTATTCCATCTGTCAATTAAATAACAATAAAAATCTGAATGAATTGCTTTGACTCTGGAGGGATTCTCAAATTTGTAATTATACCAATCCCGAATTAAATTATATCCGTTCATAATTCTAGTGATTTCTGTAAATAATCAATTAATCCTATTACATCTTCTTTGTCAATTGTAATTGAATACTCTTGTATTATTTGTTGATTACATCCAATAGAAGGTTTAATTACTAAACTTTCTTTTTCTTTACTAGCGTAAAACATTACATTATCCTCATTGTATTCATTAAAACAATCATAAACTAAAATTCCCATATCAATTTTTTTAAATGCGAAAAGCCAATCTAAACAGGTGCGTGAGATAACCTATTTTCGATTGACTTTTCCGTTAAAATTTCTTGAAGTTCTCACGCTTCTATGTTGCAAATATACAAATAATTTACATTTCAACAGTCTTAAATAATTTATATCCTAAATTTTTAAGAAAATTAACACAATCTTTCTCATTTAATGTTGGCTTTTCAATAATCAATTCTTGTTGCTTATATTCAATGACTTGCTGTTCAACTTTTGGTTTAATGTCATAAGCATTTACGTTTTTTGCTGTTATTTTTTCCCATGTTTTACCTCTATACTCATGGTGGCATTTATCTTTTAAAAACTTAGGAATTGCGTCACCTTCAAACCAAGATTCTTCAAATCCGTTCATTCTCAATTCGTCGTAAAATTCTCTTGACGTAAAACATTCAGGCATTTTTGTGAACGTTGTAATTAAAATTAATTTTTTTCTCATGATTTTTATTTATTTATATTGGTTAAAATTATTTGATAAAGGTCTTTATTGATTAATCCAACAGCATGTATAAATCCTTTTTCCGATGTTGATAAATAAGAAATAGTGTCAAAATTAAAGACTGTAATTCCTTTCATTTTACTTATTCCGTCATTCTTAACATATCCCTCAAATTCAAGGTCCTGAGCGTCGCATTCAAAATTAATAAACCTCGTTTGTTGTGTTCTGTATTGATTAACTGATTTAATTAATGTTTGCATATTTTTTTGATATTAAGTGATCCATTATTACCAAACAATTCATTTCATTGATATTCATGTCTTCATTTGATGATATATTAATTTGAATATGGTACTTTATTTCGTCCATTACTTTCAAATATTCAGGATATTGCCTTGAACTTAACCTAGAATAAACGCATTTTATAGCATGAATAACTGTGGCATGGTCCTGATTAACTAAACTCCCAGCTTTCATAACTGTCATAC